CATTTGATTATACAATGCAAATGCACTACTGAATAGTGTGTTCATTTGTTTATCTAATTTCTCGACCACCATAGGATCAAGGTCATCAATACTATTCTGTCTATTCTTACTGTCTTGTCTTCTCAATTCTGGTAGTTCAATTGTTTCAAGAAGTTGAGTATCAGCATAGCGTTGACTGAACTCTTGAAAGGTAAATGATCTATGACGTAGAATCTGTGCAGCGATAGCACGAGTTGTCTCTATCTCTAGAGTCATTGTTGCTTGTTCAAATACTGACCAGTGATTGTGTTTGATACAATACTTCAGTAAACCAGCATACTTTTCATTCTCCTGATTAGATGGGTTAGAAACTCTGGCAATGTATGCCATCATCTTCTCTGCATCAGGAGTGATGCTTACTAATTTGACGTTCATATGTCCTCTATTTGATCACCATAATCCACTTCAACTGGATCTAGGTCATCATATTTATAGGACTGTTCGTCACTCCATACCTCTGCCTTGAGTGCAGACAGTAGCATTTCTAAGTCAGTGACGATGACTTTTAGTTTGTCTCTATCCATGACAAAATTATAGCATAAAAAAAGGAGGGTGCAATACCCTCCTTGTATAAGATGTACTCAGTTCTATGCTGTTACAGCTTTCTCTAATCTTATTCCACGATAAGTTAGTTCGACTTTGTTAGTCTTCTGAGTTTTGTTTCTATCAGTGTCATACTTGACACCACGATAAGTGACTTGTGCCATTTGGTTTCTCCAAAGTAGTAGGGATTTTTAGCCCCGTTCCTTCAGTCAACTGTTGCGTCCTTAGATTTGAAACATACTGGATCAGTATGTGTTACAACAACCCTTGCTATCTCTAATTGCTCAGTTATATCTGGGTTATTTCTTGAAGAGTCTATTAGTTCAGCAGCAGTCTCACAATCAAGTGGTGCTCCAATCACTATTAAACTAAGAAGAAATTGATACATATCGAAGGATGAACGAACCCGTTCCGAGTCGGCTTACTTGCGTCCCTTGCGGGATGAACGTATGAGTATGCTAACATACCATCCATATTTAGTCAACCCCTTTAGTATCAACCGATACATTTTTTCTTTTGACACCACAGTAATCCGAACATATATGTGGTCTCTTATCCCATGACTCTACAAGTGTACACTGGAATAATGGGGTGTTCAATACATCCTCAAGTGAATTATGTTTTAAAGATAAAGATTTCAACCCACCCTGATTCTCTATGAGTGGAATCATACTATCGTAGAATACCTTCTGCATATACTCAGCACCTACACCTTTATTGGGATTGTTTATGTCCCTGTAGATAGCAGGGGAATCTATATCACCATGGACATAGTAGTCAGGATAGAAGAAGCGTAGTCTACTCTGGTGGAAGCAGCAAGCATGAACAATACCACGACTGTCTATCCTAAGTTGACCAGGACTCTTTATACCATGACCATACCTACAATCAATCTCTGTATCCTCTGCTGCGGGTGGCTGCTGGAACACATGACCATCAACACCCTCTAGTTTATGTACCACTCCCATGTATTCATACGTAAATGTACCATCTCCCTTACCACTAGCATCATATAGATCGTTTACATTAGTATGTCTGAAGTCTTTGAACCCCATCAGTCTACTAAGATTTCTACATCGTTTGATTTGATGTTGGTTGTGTTTGAATACTAGCATCCTCCAGACAGCAGGACCTCCTGCCTTTATAAATGCTCTAGCACTGTCTATAACTTTGTTATAATCTACACCTACTCTGTACTGTTGTAGAGTATCTGACAAACCATCTATGGAAAAGATAAGAAAACTATCTCTATGTGATGATGCCATGAGAGCACCGAGTCTACCCCAGAACTCTTGGTCTCGTGTGCCACCATTAGTACTCATCTGGAAGACTATACTACTGTTAGCGTTGAGAGTGTAAGAATATATGTCTAACAAATCCTCATTCAATGAGGGTTCACCGAATGATCCTTGAAAATATATCAGTTCTGTCTTTCTAAGAGTCTCAATAGGAAACCATCTCTTCCAATCAGCGAGTGATATGGAAGAGCGATTCATAGATGGGTCTGGTTTCAAGACCGCTACCTCATCATTGTATGAGGTCTTATGTCTAGCACATAAAGGACACTTGGAGTTGCAATGATCTGTTAGATCAATTAGGAACTTCACCTATCCTTCCAAACTATCTCCGGATATGCTTTCTCTACTACGTTTCTAGTGATGCGATACTTGCTTTGTAGTTCTCCATCTTTCACTAGAACTAAAACCTCTGCCTCGTCCTTATGTAATGCCTCTAGCATCTGGACTAGCATTGTCTCACGTTTCATCTGAGATAGTCTAGGATTGCCACCTCTTATAAAATTATAAAGTGATCTCCACTCATGAATCAAACGTGTGTGTCCTCCGTCAACTCCAACTGGAGCATCATTAGGTTTGTAAGGGACATCTCCTTCAGGTATAGCACTTCTGATTGCTTTATCAAAGTTCCAAATCAAACATGCTTTTACATCATCTCTCTTGTACTTTGTAAGTACTTCTACTTTTTTCTCAACAGTTTTTGCACCATGAGCTGCTCTGAGTATCTCAGAAACAAGAGGATTAGGTGGTAGTTTTGCCATAATTAGTCTTCAAGATCATCTAGTTCGGGTTTGCCATTCTCAAATCGAAAGGCGATCAATTCATCAGCAATGGGGTTACCATTCTCGTCAAACATCTCAGGATGAGTGTACTGAGGTGTCACGTCATGTATATATGCACGTAACAAGTAACCAATCACAAGAGATACTCCTATCGCTAGGAGGAGCACAGTCACACTGAGGGCAATGATAACTGCTGTAATGTTTAGATCCATTTGTTTATGTCTCCCTGTGTATATGTAGGGAGATTCTTATACCCCATAATAGCACAGAAAATACAGGTTTTCTTTTTCTCTTCCTTGTGAGAAGAAAAACCGACCCTTTGTTCAGATCATCTTTAGATCTTGGAGATGATGTAGTGTGTCCTTGCATCCGCCTATGTGTTTGTTGTCAATTTGAACTTGTGGGAAGGTAGCACCCTCCTCAAACTCCTCATAAAACTGGCGACGAGTAAAGTCTTTGTCCAGTTTGTACTCTAGATATTCTATCTTCACAGCAGCGAAGAGTTGTCTAACTCTTTCGCACCACTGACAGTTATCTCTAGACCATAGAACTGCTTTCATGAATTCATTTGTACTATGTTTCCTGCAACAACAAACCTGTCATTGCCTTCTACCATCTTATCAACACCATGTGGTGCATAGGATGGATAAAATATTATATCATTTGTTCTCTGTGTTTCGGGATATACTTTCTGATCTCCTAACATAAAGTAGAAGCACTTTTGTTTCGGAACATCAACGAAATGCACCCATGAAACCAGTTGACTAGGATGTTTATAATGATTATGAACATCAATAATCGCACTGAGTTCCCTTGTATATAGTTGACCCCAAATGCTGCTGTAACTGAATATAGATTTACTATTATACACTCCAATTTTTTGTAGAACTTCCTTCAGTTTTGGTATGTAGAGTTGAAGTAATTCTTTATCTACAAAGTTACCATCCACTGTGTTAGCAGTGTTGTTAGGATTCCTATGGTAACCTGTGTAATGTTGACCCCAACCAGTATCACCCTTCAAAAAGTAAGGGTCTCTGTATTTGTTCTTCAAATTTTTGACAGTACTATCCGTCAGGACAAACTGTTCCGTCCATAATATCATAACAAAATTATATTATATCAACTAGAAGGATAAGAACCAGTGATGGTCTTCTGCTTCTCCATGTAATCTCTGTCTGCTAGTACTGACTTCTTCGCCATCTCCTGCTTTCTCCAGTAGTCTATCCTCTCATCAAAAGCAGTTCTATCAATCTTCTTTAGAAGTCTCTCTCTAAATCTCCACTGTGGATTAGACCCTGATGTATCAAGAGCAGTAGCATCAGCAGCATCAGAAATTACACCGTCTTTTTCTTTAAGTGTGTTGCTAACAGAGCTATCAAACTCTGCGTTTCTTGCTATAGACATCTGTTATCTGTTTGTTTCTACACTTATTTATAAGACTT